TTAACTACCACCAACTATGATTAGCAGTACTTGCATCAACTGCCCTAGTGGCACTTGTATTACTACAATCCCAAATGCATCAAGTACTGGTACTATGATCCAGTTGTATAGAATAATTAAACTCAAAACGAAACCAAGAAAATTACGCCAATGTAAAGTACTTTTCTCAATCTCTACCTTGTTTACTTCAATCTGCCCTTCTGATTTTTCTTGATGTTTATCTTGTTCAATAGTTTGTTTCTTGATAAAAAAGCTCAAACCACTTTTTATCAAATCAATAATTAAATTTATC